ACCGGATTCCTCGATGCCGGAACCTGGCGTTATGTTTCCGGCGATAGCATTGAGGCCGAAGTCCTCCATTGGCGTCCATTTCCAGAACCACCGGAGGTTTCAAAATGACCCAACCCTACGAATGCCGAGCCTGTGGCCGCGAATGGCAGGATCACCCGGGCGTGGAGTCTTGCTGCAAGCTGGCCTCCGGGCTGGGCGAATACCTCAAGTGGGCCTTGGGCTTTGTGCATCCGCCCGAGCACGATCCGATTGCCACGCGGGATTACTACGAGGCTTTGGAGGAGGCGCGCCGGTTGGTGGTGCAAGCGAGTGGATGGAAGCGCCAGCCGTGACCTGCCCCGCCTGCCAATACCCCCGCAGCCTGGTGGTCGATAAACGCTCCGGCCAGCGCCGCCGCGAGTGCCGCCAGTGCGGGGTGCGGTGGAACACCCTCGAAATCCTCGGGCCGGGCAGCATTCAACCAAGAAAACCCATCCCCAAAAAACAAAAACCCGAGCCGGAATCATGGCTCCAGCGCATCGAAGAAAAACTCTCATGAACGCCCTCCGCGATTACATCGAAGCCTTCAAGCTCGACGAAACCTCAGTCCTCAACCTCCTCCAAGATCACGGCATCATCAGCGATGAATGCGTGCTCGCCGAGGAAGTGGGGGATTCCGGCAAGGCCATCTCCTGGCTGGAACTCAACCGCGAAAAATTGTGATTCCGCAAACACCGCACCCCGTCGTTCCCGAAATCCTCGTCGAAGGCCGCTCGCCCGATGGCCGCATTGTGCTCGTGCACGAAGGCCGCCGCGTCGCCGCCAGCGAAGAGCAATTCCTCGCCATCCACAAACAACGAGAGGAGCAGATCGCCCGCATGGCCGAAGACCCTTGGCGCTACGGGTGGCTGAATCCCGCCTGGGCCCGCGCCGATGCAGCCTTTGCCAGCCTGCGCGAGCAATTCCCCAAAGGCGTCACCGAGCTTTTGATCCTCGGCGGCAACCGCTCCGGCAAGTCCCGCTACTTCGCCCGCCGCGCCATGCAGCACCTCGTCAACAAGCCCGGCGCAAAGGTCTGGTGCCTGCAATCCACCGAAGCCGCCTCCATCCAAAACCAGCAGCCCTATTTGTGGGAATACCTCCCCGCCGAGTGGAAGCCCATTGCCAGCGGCAAACTAAAAAAAGGCGCGGTCGCCAACATCACCTATTCGCAAAAGGGAGGCTTCACCGAGAACTCCTTCGTTTTGCCGAATGGCTCCCAATGCTGGTTCAAATTCTACTCGATGGATGTCACCTCGATAGAAGGTGCCGAATTGGACTTCTGTTGGGCAGACGAGCTAGTCACACCTGATTGGTTGGAAGCTGTCCGTTTTAGGCTACTCACGCGAGATGGAGAGTTGGGCATAGGTTTCACGCCGGTGTCAGGCTACTCGACGACGGTCAAAGAATACCTCGACGGGGCCAAGACGCTGGAGGAATGCGATGCGCCGCTCTTGCCGCGCTACCGCGATGGCAAATTGATGGGCGTAGAGCAAGTGCCCCGCATCCAGCAATGCACCAGGGAAAAAGCGCGAGTGGTTTATTTCCACACTGCGGACAACCCTTTTGGCAACCCCGAGGCCATGGAAACCGAGCTGCGCGGCAGCAACCGCGAGCGAATCCTCATGCGGGCCTACGGTGTGCCGACCAAGGCGCGGATGGCGATGTTTCCTAAATTCCGCGAAAATGTGCATGTCGTCCCGCACGACAAAATTCCCAAGGAGGGAACCGTCTTCCACTTCGTCGATCCCGGCGAAGGTAAAGCGTGGGCCATGCTGTGGATTCGATTCACCCCAGACAACCGTTGTTGGATTTACCGTGAATGGCCAAACCAACTGGAATACATCGAAGGCGTCGGCTACCCCGGCCCGTGGGCTGAAGCGGATGGCAAGCTCGAAGACGGTCGCCCTGGTCCCGCCCAAAAAGCCTGCTGCTGGTTTGGTTTCAAAGAATACAAAGCCGTCATCGAAGCCGCTGAGAAGGCCGACGAAATCGCCAAGGTCGAAGAACGATGGATGGATTCTCGCTACGGGAACACGCCCACCATGACCGAAGAGGGCGTTCGCACTCTCATCGAACAATGCGACGACCGTATGGGCTTTGATTTCAAAGCCACTTCAGGCAAAGCCATCACCGAGGGCGTCGGCATCATCAACGATTGGCTCGCCTTTGACGAGGAGCGCCCACTTGGGTCCGATAACTCTCCGAGACTCTACATCAGCGAGCGTTGCCAAAACCTCATCTACGCCCTTAAAACCTGGACTGGCAAAGACGGTAAGCACGGCGCAACGAAAGACTGGATCGATGTTGTCCGCTACATCGTTCTCGCCAGAGATGTCGAATATGTGGACCCAGAATCTCTCCGCGCTCGCGGTGGGGGTTGCTACTAACTTGACAGCCTCCCCCTATAATTCCCGTATGCCACTCTTGCTCCGCCGCCGCGATGTTTTGGACCGCCTTGGCATCACGACCAAGCAACTCGACAAGCTCATCTCCACCGGCCTCATCAAGCCCGTTCGCAAACGCGGCTGCCGCTCCTGGTTCCGCGCCCGCGACCTCGAAACAATATGACCAAACGCACCGACAACATCGGCTCCCTCTCCCGCAACAAGCGGAAAGAAAAAGAGACGCACCCCGATCACAAAGGCTCCGCCACCATCGCAGGCGTGGCCTACTGGATCAGCGGATACATAAACGAATCCCGCGACGAGGGCGGCGGCAAATACTTCAAGCTCTACTTCGAGCCCAAGAAAACCGATTCCTCCGATTCGCCCGCCCCGGCGGCTTCCGCTGCCGCTTCAGAAATCGAGCCATGGTAATGAGCGCCGAAGAACTTGAAGCCGCCTGGTGCGTCTCCGCCGAGGAGCCTTGGTTCCGTGCGCTCATGAAGCGACTCGACGACCACATCGCCGACTCGCAAATTTTTGTCACCATGCCCGCGAGCGCCCAAAATCACGGCACACTCGCCAGCGCCGCCGGGCGTCTCGACGCGCTCCTCACGCTCCGCGAAGACCTCGCCGCCGCCCGAGCCGAGGCATTCGAGGCCAAGAAATAATTCCCCCCTCCGTGCCCTCCGTGTCCTCGGTGGTGAATTTATTTTCTCCCCGTTTCTGCCCGTTTCTCCCCGTTTGCTCCCGTTTCGCCAGCACCCTCTAGGCGGGCCCGATTTCTTGTGGCAGTCCCCTCATCAGCGCGAGGGCTGCACCGGCTCGCCGCGCCACCCGTGGAAATGTGCGGGCGGCGCTAAAACCCACCGGTCTGGATCAGGACTTGGAGACCACATCCCATGGGACAAGCAGACGAAAGCATTCAACTCGGAGACATCCTTGACGAACTCGGAATTCAACTTCCGACCGTCGATGAACCAACAGCCCCGGAATCAACCCCCGAGGAGCCAACAGACGCCGAGCCGACAGAAGAAATTGACACCACCACCGACGACGACACCGCCGACGAATCCAACGATTCGACCGACGAGCCGGAATCGACCGAAGAAACCGACGACACCGAGGAATCCGAAGAGGAGCCCGAGGAGGACGCGCCCGAGCCGCCGCAGGAAAAATCCGTGCAAAAACTCTCCAAGCGCGTGGACAAGCTCACCGCCCGCGCCAAAAGCGCCGAGGAGCAAGCCGCCGCACTCGAAAGCGAATTGGCCCAAACCAAAGAAGCTCTCGCCAAAGCGCAACCCATCATCGTCCAGGATGCCGCCGACCCGCTCGCCGACATCCAAGATGCCGCCACCCTCGAAGCCCGCCTCAGCGCCGCCAATACCGTTCTCGACAATGTGCCCGACCTCCTCGCCAAAGCCGAAATCGAAGGCGGCGAAGTGGAAGTGCCGATGGGCAACGGAGCCGTGCAGAAGTTCACCAGCGCCCAACTCCGCGAACGATTGAATATGGCAAAAGCCATTGTGCGCGGCGAGTCGAACAAGCGCGCCTACTTCGCTCAACGCGAGACCTACATCGCGGAGGCCCGGCACAGCTACCCGGAGATTTTCCAAGAGGGCGCTCCCCTGCGGAAAGTCATGCAGGAAAGCCTGCGCGCTCACCCCGCGTTGGCCAAGCTCCCGAACCTCGAACTCATCATCGGTGACGCCATGCGAGGCCAAGCCCTCCGCTTCCAACAACTCGAAGCGGTTCGCAAAAACTCCGCAAAACCCGAGGCCAAGGCCAAAACCGCCGCCCCGGCCAAAGTCGCTCCCAAGGTGCCACAACCTTCCGCCGCGCCCCGCGCCAAATCCGCCCCGAATGCCTTAGCCGCTTTGAAACAAACCGGCAGCCGTGAGGCCGCCGAATCCTTCGTCGCAGCCCTGCTCGACGACTAACTCCAAACCTTAAATCCAAAATCAAATATTATGGCTACATCCATCCTGACCGTTAAAGGACAACACGAAGACCTGTCCGACGCTATGGTTCTCATCGAACCCGGCGATACCCCGATCTTCTCCATGTGCAAAAAGGGCAAAGAGCCCGCCAATGTGCTTTTCCAATGGCCCGTTGACCGCTACGACACCCCGAACACCGATGGCGTTCTCGCCAACGCGGCTGTCACAACCTACGCCGACAAACACGCAAACCGCGAACTGCTCTCGGGCCGTGTCATGAAGGCACGCCGGGCGTTCCAAGTGGACGATTTCGTCGAGAACATCGCCGACCTCGCTGGCGTGGGCAAAAAGCAAGCCTTCAACAAGGCCGCTGCAAAAGCCCTCGTGGAGCTGAAAATCGACATCGAGTCTGTCATGGGCTCCGACAACGATTCTGTCGCCGCTTCCGGCAACCAATCCTCCGGCGGCGTCGCCAACAAGACCCGTGGCCTCGGCTCATGGATCAGCAACTCGGCACAATCCGACACCGCGACCGCCGTTCCTTCGGCCTACCGCACACCAGCCGCTTCGATCAATACGACTGCGCCGGGCAGCCTCACCGAGTCGCAAGTGATCGACCTTATGGAAAGCATCTTCACGGTGCGCCGCCAGCGTCGTAACTACGACCTCGTTTGCGGCACCGCGTTGAAGAAAGCCTTCTCGGGTTTCATCCGCACCTCCGCAGGCAGCACAAATGTCATGTCTTCCGTTCGCACCTTCACGCAGTCCCTCGACAGCAAAAAGATCAGCAGCGTGATCGACATATATGAGTCGGATTTCGGCACACTGAGCCTTCACCCCAGCGTTTACCTGGGCGGAGACGACGCCGCTGAAAAAGCCGCCCGTGGCTATGTGCTCGATATGGACATGGTGGAAATCCGGTTCAACCGCAAACCCAACATGCAAAAGCTCCCTGTCGATGGAGCCGGTCCTCGTGGTTATGTCGATGCCATCTTTGGCGTCGCCTGCGCGAATCCCGAAGTCCTCGGCAAGTTCGCCTACGCTACACCCTGATTTGGGTTAATCCGCCGGGGGCGGCCCTCGCGCCCCCGGCTCTAGCTCTATGCCAAACGACGAACTCAGAGACCTCCTTTCCGAAATTCCCTCCGATCTCGCCGAGGGCGCGAGGCAGGAACTCGCCGCGCAGTGGGAAGAGAAAGCGATGCACGCCGAAGCCCGCCAAGCGGCCATCGCCGCCGACCGCGCCTCCACCCCGCTCAACGCCGTGGATGGAATCGGGTATCTCGATATGTCCGTCGATGCACAGATTTACCATTGGTGGAATGCCAAGGTGCCAGGCTGCTGGCGCGACAAAGATTTCCGCAACTGGTTTAAGAAAAATTTCCCAACGACCGTGGTGAAATCCGGTGGCACCGGCAAAACCATGATCCTCATGCCGGGCCTCGGGAAAGCCGCCTAATGAAAGACAACGAGGACAAGTCCGACCTCAACTATTGGATTCGCGAACTCACCACCGCCGCCACCGATGCGTCGTGGTATTCCACCCGCCGCGCCGATAACTACGACACCCGCCTGGCGTATTGGGATGGCCAATCCAGCGATGGCCGCAAATGGGGCGGCAACTACCGCAAGAAAATCTTCCCCTGGGAAGGCGCGAGCGATGCCCGCATCCGCCTGGCCGATTTTGTTTCCAACCGCGAAACCCAACTTTGCCTCACGGCTACCTTTTCCTCCCGCCTGCAAATGCTCCCCGTCGAATCCACCGACGGCATCTTGCAACAACGCAGCGAGTCTTTGCTCAAGTGGATGCTTTACACGCATTGCGCCGACGACCTTCGCCGCGAACTCGAACTCGCCCTCAACTTCCGCGCCACCTACGGCCTCGCCGTGATGGGCGTTTTCTGGCGCACCACCAGCCGCGTCGAGATCAAGACCTATAACCTCGACACGCTCCTCGCCATGCTGGCCGAGACGCAAGACCCCACGCTCGAAGCCTTCATCGGCTCTGTCCTCGATCCGCTCCAAGAAGACGCCGCCATCGAGCTCGCCGAGCAATTCGCGCCAGGCGCAGGCACAGCCGCCAATATCAAGAAACTCCGCGAAGGCGGTGAAGTGGAAGTCCCCACACCGTATGTCTTCGAGAGCCGCCCGGAGTGGTGCGCGCTGGAGCCATTCAACGACATCGTTTTCCCCGCCGCCACCTACGACCTCCAGCGCGCCC